ATCGTATTCACGGATAGCCTCAACAGACGTACAGACGGCATCTCCTAACAGTAGACACGGGATAGAAGCACGTTTTAGCCCAAGAGAAGGTAGCCGACACACCCTGTGTATGTGAGTCCACCAATGAGCTTCTACCGTCTCAGTGGATGGTTGACAGTACCATGGGCGGAGCAATTTAGCGGCATTAAGTGCGTCTTCATGCCATCTATGGGTCGTACATAGTTTGTGTAACAAAACCAACAAATCGTTATCATCGTAGGTCGTTGAGTTAAGCACGTTTACCTCGGGTCCCACAAATACCACCGAGTTCGGTGTGAGCCCAAAATCTATGTTTTGGTCAATAAGCAAAGGGGACATTCTAACATTACCTTTCAAACAATACAAGAGGACTGTACACTCCTTCTCAGTCAAGTTACTTGTATTTACCCAATACTTAAATTGCTTTAAGTGTTTGATGGCATTATCATCTCTGGGCACTTCACTTGGCATGAAGGTGACGTTCATATCATTCGTCTCGGGAGCATGGTTAATGTTCTGCGGTACAATATACCTACCATTAATAAAGTCAAAATGATCACCAAAGTGGTCGCCAGATCGACTGTGTCCGTCATTATACTCATACATTTTCCAGACCTTGACATTATAAGTTATTGAGGTATTTAAGTCAACGTTTGGCTCGACACCATCTACTCTGTCTAACAGCGCCCGCTTAATGCTAGAGAGGTTAGAATCTGAATCTGCGACACCACAGGCTGTTGGTCCTGATCTAACCATGGTTTTGAGAGTATCCCACTGCTGCCTTGCATCTGGGATCCGTGCCCAGGCAATCACGTCTGCTAACCGGAACCGGAGAGTGTGATTAAATGTGGCTAAGCGCTTTGACATCCTAGCTCTGTGGATCTTAATTAAAATGACAGCGATAAGTGATGTAGCATTGTCATAAAAGTCGCCAGCCAGCATGACGTCCTGGAACAGATTAATCCGTTGCTCTTTGATATCTACGCTAGGCGCTGTTTCACGTAAATACTTCGCAACTAGGGTGGAGTTTGGAAAACCATCTCGGTTCACACACTCTCGGTTAAGTCCGAAAAACGATTGTTGCCGTCCCGCGTCC